GGTTTTAATGAAAATGTAACTACAACAGCTGTAGCTGGTGATAGATTTGTAAATCTTCCTACTGCTATTGAACCTATGTTATTTAATTATTTAACAGTAACTGTTGGTTCTAATGTAAGTTATTTAGAAATGAAACCTTTAGCTTTTGTTCAAGAATACTGGCCAGATATTTCTATTCAAGGACAACCTAAATATTTTGCTAATTTTGATGACGATAGAGTATATTTAGCACCTACTCCAGATCAAGCTTATACTTTAAAATTAGGATATCAAGGAAAAATTAATCCATTATCTAATACTAATACTACAAATTGGTACACAGAAAATATTCCAAGTACATTACTTTATGCTAGTTTAGCTGAAGCAAATCTCTTTACAAAGAACATGGAAGACTATACTATATACAAAAATTTGTATAAAGAACAAGTAGCTGCTATTAATAACGAAGCTCGTAGAAGAAGAAGAACAGACTACAAGTTTCCTGGTAGCCCACTAGGTACAAATACATTAACTGGAGGACAATAAATATGGCAATAACACAAGCGATAGCTACTGTATTCAAACAAGACTTAATGTCGCCTGGCGGAAACCTTGCAGCACAAACTTTAAAATGTGCTTTGTATGATAACACAGCTTCTTTAGCAGCAAACACAACTGCTTACGCAACAGCAAATGAAGTATCATCATCTGGAACTAATTACACTGCAGGTGGAAATACATTAACTAATGTAGCAATTACTGTAGATGGAACTACAGCAATTTTTGATGCAGATAATGTAACTTTTCCAAATGCAACAATTTCTGCACAAGCAGCATTACTATACAATGCAAATAATAGTAACTCTGCAATTGCAATTTTAGATTTTGGTGGAGTTAAAACTTCTACAAACGGAACTTTTGAATTACAATTTCCTACTGCTAACTCGACTGCTGGCCTAATAAGAATAGCATAAGGAGAAATTCCTTATGAGTGCAAGTGTAGGTTACGGTAGACTTGGTTGGAATGTAGGTGCGTGGAATTCATCACCTGATTCAGCTGCTGTTATAACTGGTCAACAAATTTTACCATCTGTTAATTTTGGTCAAGGTTGGGGTAGAGAATCATGGAATGAAGGTGCATGGAACTCTCCTATAGGATTAGTTTTAACAGGTAATGGAGTTATATTTCAAACCACTGGTCAACAAGCTAATACTGCATTAAATTTTACAACTGCACAAGCTAGTTCTAATATTATTGTTAGTGGTCAAGTTGCTAATGTACAATTAGGAAATGTAGTTGCAACAGCTGCAACAGTAAATCAAATTACAGGATTATTAGCTAATACTTTTATTGGAACTTATTCAATAGCTGCGGGTGGTGCTGTTACTATTGTAACTCCAGCTTTTAATTTAACATCTAATTTAGGTAGTATTACTACAGGAACTGCTAATACATTAGATATTACAGGACAAGGTTTAACATCTTCTTTATCTAGTATTACAACCGACACTGAAAACTTTATTCCTATAACTGGAATAAATGCTAATGCTAATGTAAGTTCGTTTGTTTTAAGTACAGATCAAATTTTAGATATGACAGGTCAAGAAATGACAGTATCCTTAGCTTCTATTATACCTAATTCTAATAACTTTATAAATATGACTGGTTTACAAGCCAATGTTACTCCAGTAGATTTAAGATTTTGGGATGATATTTCAGATGGAAATACTGAAATTTGGACCAATATTTAGTGTACAAATCATGACAAATATATATTATTTACAAAATTAAATTAATAGAGTATAAAAAATTATGTCTTCAACTTTTACATCTAGATTAAAACTAGAACGTCAAGCTTCAGGAGCAAATTCAGGTAACTGGGGTAATCTTGTAAACTATGTTCTTAACAGAATTGATTCATCAGTAAGAGGTTATGTTGCAGTTAATGTTGCAGGATCAGCTAATGTTACTTTAGTATCAAATAATTCAACAAGTAATACTGATGATAGTTCTACAGATGATCAAGTACACAATAAAGTAATCGAATTTACAGGTGCTTTAGGTGCTAATATTAATGTATTCACAGATGCTGTTGAAGGTGAATATTTATTATTTAATAATACAACAGGTTCTTATACTTTAACTTTTGGAAATACAGGACATGCAGCAAACGGTGTTGCTGTTTCTCAAGGAACTAAATCTATTGTTTATACGACTGGAACAGCTATGACTGATGTTATGGCAGATTTAGGTAATATAAATGTTAAAGGTATAGGTAACCAAGGTTCATCAAATTACTTTACATTACCTTCTTCAGATGGTAGTAGTGGACAAGCTTTGGTGACAGATGGAAGTAAAACTTTATCTTTTGCTTCAGCTGGAATAACAACAGGTAAAGCTATTGCAATGGCAATAGTATTTGGATAATAGGAGAAAAATAATATGGCAAACCCAAACATAGTTAATGTTGCAACTATTAATGGAAAAACAGATACCTTTGCTTTAACAACTACTAGTGCAAATCTAGTAACTGCAACAGCAAATACTGTTTTTAAAATTAATTCTATTATGATTGCAAATATTGATGGAACAAATGCAGCAGATGTTTCAATAAAATTTTTTGATGGATCAAATACAAGATCAATCGCAAGTACAATTTCTGTACCTGCAGATGCTACATTATCTTTAATAGATAAAAATAACGGATTTTATTTAGAAGAAAATGAAAAAATCTCTGGTCTAGCTTCTGCAAATAGTGATCTTGAATGTTTGATTTCGTATGAAGTAATATCGGATTAAGGAGATAACTAGCTATGGCTAATGGCGGAATTATCGGACCTACTCAAACAGTTACACCCGCAGTAGCAGACACAATTACATCAGTTACTTCTTCAGGAACTCACACTGTACAACCAACAACTACAAAAGCTAATATTTTAGTAGTTGCAGGTGGAGGCGGTGGTGGAGGAACTACTCCTGGTGGATCTGGTTCTGGTGGCGGTGGAGCTGGTGGTTTAAGAAATTTATCATGTATAAGTGTATCTAGTCCTTTTCCTATAACTATAGGTGGCGGTGGAGGTGGTGGTTCTACTACTAATGGATCTACAGGAACTAATTCTTCTTTTACTATAAGTCCTACAACTTATACAGCTTCTGGTGGTGGTTATGGTGCTGGAGCTGGTGCTGGAGCTGGTGGTCCTGGAGGTTCTGGAGGTGGATCATCTAATGGTCCTCCTGGTGGAGCAGCAAATACTCCCCCACAACCATGTAATCAAGGAAATGCTGGAGGATCTGGTACAGGTGCTGAACCCGGTTATGCTGGTGGTGGCGGTGGTGGAGCAGGAGCGGTTGGTACTGCAGGAACTTCACCTTCTAATGCTGGTCCTGGTGGAGCAGGAGTTTGTTTATCAGGATGTTATCCTGGTCAACCTATTACAGCTTTTGCTGGTGGTGGTGGCGGATCAACATATGTACCTCAACCTGGACCTAATGGATCAGGCGGATCAGGTGGTGGCGGAGCTGGAAACACAGGTGGGTCTGCAACAGCAGGAGGAACAAATACTGGTGGTGGCGGTGGTGGTAATAGTGGACCAGGAAGTGGTGGAACAGGTGGTCCCGGTATAGTAATTGTAAAAGAACTTGGAACTCCCGCACAAGCACCTGGAATTTGGAATATTAATGAAGTTTATGATCAAGTTAAAGCAGGAGATTGGACTAATGCATAAAGTTTATAGACATGACAAAATTTATAGTTTATAATTTAAATACTAAGGAGTAATAAAATGGCACATTTTGCAGAACTAGATAATAATAATATAGTATTAAGAGTAGTCGTTGTAGGCAATGATATTGCTGCAGGTAGCGGAACTCTTGGAGATAATGACATGCATGCTGATGGAGAAACATGGTGTACTAATTTTTTTAGTGGTGGAACTTGGAAACAAACTTCTTATAATAACAATTTTAGAAAACAATATGCAGGTGTAGGTTATACTTATGATTCTTCAAAAAATAAATTTATAAGTCCACAACCTCATAATTCATGGGCATTAGATGTTAATGATGATTGGCAAGCACCAATAACTTATCCAACAATTGAGGATAGTTATATAATTTCTTGGAACGAAACAAAATACAACGCTGACAACACACAAGGTTGGGAAGCAATTAAATCAAACGATACATCGGAAACACCTACCAAATATAATTGGAATGGCACAGCTTGGGTGTCCGAATAGGAGACTTAAATGGCCAGATCAAATGGCGGAATAATTGGTAAAGTAAATAAAACTTCTTTCGGAAAGTGTACTCAAACTGTAAAAACAGCAAGCACACCTAGTGCAGTTACAACACAACCAGGGACAAGAGTTATACAAACTTTAGTTGTTGCTGGAGGCGGTGGAGGTGGAAAAGATATTTCCCCTCCCCCCCCCCTTCTCCCATCCTCTCTCT